TTCCAACAATAGATAACGGCTGTTACCAGTAAGGCAATACCTGTAATGACAAGTCCGATAGGATTGGCAACGAGTACGAAGTTCAAGGCTGCCTGTACGGCCGTCCATATTCTTGTTGCTCCTGCAACGGCAAGGGTAATTCCTCTCAATGCCAACAATGCTATATTATGGAGATTATAGGCTATAGTAGCAGCAGCGATAAATCCCGTGACATAAGATATTTCAGTCCCCCAATCGTGGAAAAATTTGATAACTTTCGGAAGAGTATTGTCAAGCCAGGCAAAATAACTTGTTGTTATTTTTATGATTAAGCTAAAGACTGTCCTTATTATTTGTGAGCTGGAAATCAATTTAAACATCAGTCCAACAATACTCATGACATGTCCTGCTATATTTTGAAAAGCATCTATAAGTGCAAGAGCAGAAGGTTTAATATAATCAAACATATTTCTTGCATTTTGGATCAGATTTCCCAAAGCAGTACTCCATTTACCCAATACTGTTTCAGATGTCTTTTTCATCATTCCGTGGAACAATCCACCTTGTTCTGTCGCATGCTTTAAGGCAGCAGCTACAGCATCGCTGGTTATTTCGCCTTTTTCCATCATATCCCTCAAATCATTATATGATTTTCCGGTCATTTTTACGAGTTCCTTCATCGGGTTAAATCCGGCCTGGACAAACTGATTCAAATCCTGTCCCTGTAATTTTCCTGCTGCACTTACCTGACCAAATACAAGAGCAAGGCTATTCAGTTTTTCAACGGAACCCATAGAGATGTCTCCTAATTCTTTCAGATAGGTCATGACATCCTTGCTGTCCACTCCAAAGTTAAGCATCATCTGTGATGCTTTTTCGAGATTCATCGTCGAGAATGGAGTAGCAGCAGCATAGTCATTGATCTGTCTCAGAAGGGCTGCCGCTTTTTTCTCCGATCCAACAAGGACCTCAAAGGCAACGGTAGTCTGTTCGGTCTGTGCTCCGATCTTGGCTATTGCTCCGATACCGGCAGCAGCAAGGACATAAGGGTTGGAGAGGAATTGCATGCCGGGGATTGCCATAAGCGATCCCTTGAAATTCGAGAAGCTGAAGGCCTGACGTATCCGTGCCCCTGCAGTGGTAGCCTTACGGGATATAGTATCCAGTTGCTGGCTCGTCTGCTGTGCCACATTAACTACATTGCCTTTGTCGGCCTGCAGTTTGATCAGAAATGTCAGTACGCTGTTATCCATTATTAGCCTTTGCTTCCATTTTTCGGATGTCAATCAAGTAACGAATTGTCCATGCCCACTCTTCGTCACTCAATGTGTCGGGATCGAGATGCATATAATAACGGAGTAGTGTGTTGAGGAATAATACATCTCCACCGTCTGCATCATCGACTCCGGCATCCTCTAGAGTTTTTTTATTTCAGCCTCCTTTACTTGCAGGACTTCTTCCATTTTGCTGATTGCGCCGAGGAATAAGTCATCCTGTGTCTGTATTTCCTCGTCTCCGGCCACCCAAAGATTTTTGAGCATTACCTCACTCATCTTAATGGGATCTTTTAGGACACTAGCATAACTAAGGTCCTTTCGGGTCGGGCGATGGAGGATACAGGTTTTCCCACCAACGGTGATCTCAAACAGATCACCGTGTTTCTTTTTCCATTCTGCTATTTGTTCTTTTTTAAAATTCATTTTAAAACTTATTTAAATGGTTTTTGAACAGTGTTCAAATTAAACTGTTTTCTGGTCGACATAAATAATCGGCAGGGTCTTTTCCTGGAATTTGTCACCCTGCTTCCATTCTGTGTTGTCTTCTGTGAATTCACAGCCGATCAACATATCAGTAGTAATGGCATCTCCGTTAGACGGGTTGCCGTAACTGACTACCATATCGAAACTGGAAGTAAGGATATCACCTCCCGCTGCTTGTTTCATTGCTTCGTATTCGGACTGCAATAGTCCGATCTCTCCGTCATGGGTGACATTTCCCCTCTGTATGCCTACAGGTTTGTTACCTTTAGCATGGAGTAACTCTTTTTCCATCTTCGAAGAGTACTTAACAGAACGCAGTCCGGTAACATTTCTCCCGGCCAGAATAACCGTTATGTCAGCCCATTCATATTCTCTTGTATTAACCATATCAATTCATTTTAAACGGTTGTGACGTCAAATCCTAGATTGACATCAATATATCTGGCATATCCAAATGGACGTACTTTAAGAGTTACCTCTACCTTAGATGTACTGACCACATTCTGCGTTTCGTCGATGAAACATACGCATCCGTCTCCGTCACTTCCTGCACTGAGTTCGCCTTCTGCTGTCATATTGCTGTCAATGGCATTAACAACGGTCTGTTGCCAACTCTTTACAACGGCGGTCTGCAAAGTTCCGTTCTCGTTGACTTCCAACTCGTCCAGCAACTCGTTAATAAGAGTAGTATAACAGATTCGATATGCCTTGTCAATGACACGCCTTGCTGTCAGATGAGCATAGTCATCCGTCAACTCACAGGCCATTCGGTCATCGCAAAAGTAATACCCGGTCTTTCCTACATATTTGGTCGGGATAATATATCCCTTGTCATAGATAGATGCAACAAGAGACGGATAATCGTCAATCTTCTGGCTTCCGATATACATCTGTGCAGGTGCCAAAGCACCGTCCTTGACACGACCGATATTGCGCTGTACCGGTATACTTGCAATACGTCCGAGCAATGTTCCGACGCATGCTCCCTTGCTGGCACTTTCGGTGTCTCCAAGGAGTACGGCGCATCGATTGTTGGTATCTGTTGAAAAATCATGTAGCGTCTTGGTGCTGTCGAAATTACGACCTTCCAGGGCAACAAAAAGAGGTGCATAGAGTTCTGTCGTGGCCCATTCTGCGAGCTGTTGTGCTTTTGGTAAGGCTGTCAATACATCAGGGTCTATACCGTCAGCACTTTCGGCTGTAGTTTCCGTATTGACGTTTGCTACAGCAATACCCTTCAGCGTTCCGTTGAGTTTCGTGATCAGATCACGGATATATCCTGCATCCGTCTTGGTATAGTCGCATAGATCAGTCATGGTTTCGGTTGGCGAAACACCATAGAGTACGAGTTTCGTACCGGTTTCCGCCTCGTCATAGAATTCGGCGACATGCTTGTACAGTTCGGCATTGTTTACCGATGTAACTCCCAGTGCTGCCAAATCATCCATACCGGTAACTGTATAGGCCTTGTTGAGTACAAAAGTACTCGCTACAGCCACAGCTCCGATGACCAGGGCCATCAGCCCGTCTGTAGTCTCTGCTACAGTTCCGAGCTGGCCGTTCAGATAATTAATTTTTACGCGTGGTAACATATCAATATCTTTTATGTTAAGCAGGAGTATTTTCCATCAATACGCATACTCCCTTGTTGTCGTAACGGCGCTGAGCACCACCGACGCGCATCAAGAAGGAATAGATATCACCATAATAGAGAGGATCATCCATCCGGTCGAACATTTTAAGGTCTCCGATTGCTCGGCTGACACAATCCTGTTGCCAGGCAAGAGCAGCTGCGACTTCTGTAGCCTGATTTGTCGCATCCCATTTAAGCAATGCACCGGCAGCTGTAAGTCGGAGTACTTTCGATCGCTGAATGACATCAAATCCATACAGATTTCCCATAATTCCTTTCTGGACATCTGCTGACGCCAAAAACGCCGGAAGCTCTTTATCTGTCAGATTGTTTATTAGATCATTATACATCCGTGGATCAAGCAAAAGGGTACGTCCAACCATCGGCACATCATCCTCATTAAATCGAGTAGATATACTTAATACATCATCTTTTGTGATTTTAAGTCTTGTACCTGTAGCATCAGATGATGTATGAGCCGGAGCGGCTATACCAGTTGTCTTAATATATTTTGATACCGTTGTCGGCATCCATCTATACAACAGATTTTGAGCAGCTTCTTTTTGTAGTTGCTGACGGTCATTAGATAATACTGACATACGTTTGTCATAAGACAATTCGACAGTCTCTACATTTGGGATATACACTGGATTAGTAGTCAGCTCATCTACATCATATGTAAGCTCATTATCGACACGTTTTGCAGCACTTTCCGCAGGTAATGTACTCCTATTTGTCTGCACACCGCTTGGTTCGCCTGCATTTGGGACATGGACGGTCTTGTTGGTGACGAAGGCGGAATCATCTACTGACTTGGATGCGAAAGAATCATCCGGAAAGAAATTGTCCTGGATAGTATTCAGCCAGATTTGTTTGTTTAATGCCATTTTATTCTATTTTAAAATATTTATATAATTTGGATTACTCTTTGTAATCCACGCCGTATTTGGCCTTGTACTTCATTTTGAATGAATCAAGGTCTTTGTTTTTAAGGTCAGCAAGCATACCGGCCTTGTCTAGTTCGTCCCAGGTCTTTCCTTCGAATCCGGCTTTATCCTCAGCCGAAAATACAGCAGCTGCACGGACAGACTTTTTCGCAGTCATGCTGTTGATCAGTGCTTCCGTATTTTTGCGGTCACTGTTCATCAGGGCCGTCATCGTCGGAATCTGCTCCTGGGTAATCTTACCATCAGCAACGGCCTTATTCAAAAAGTCTGTCACTTTCTCTTTCTGCAATTCTGCAATTTGATTCTTATATGAATCATTTGCCTGTTCAAGAGCTTCGATTTTCACCTTTTCGCTCTCCAGTTGTCTGATTTGAGCCACAACGGCTGTTCCATCCGCAGCATTGCTAAAGGATGGAATCTGTTTAATGTCATCAATTAATGCCATATCTTCATCGTTTTGATTTTTCGGCCAGTTGATTAGCCGGTTGTTAAAATAATTATATATTTCATCTGAGGTAGTAGGAGCAGGAGCATCATCTTCCGCTGTCGGTGCGAGATTATATATACCGTCAGCAAGTTTCATGTTTACAGCTTCTGCAGCATCTATCCAGTGGTCTTTACCGTCAAAATACTCATTTACCACATCCTGAGGTTTTTTGCCGCATCTTCCGGATATCATCGTGGCAAGGTCACTTTGCAATTTGTCCATCTGGGTGGCAATCTGCCGCAAGTCATCAGCACTCCCGTATGTCCCTCCGGAGACGTTATGTAACATTAGTTTTGAATAAGGACTCATATAGAGAGGTTTTCCGCATAAAGCAATGATACCCGCTATACTTGCAGCAACGCCGTCTATATATATGGTAATGTCGCTCGTACTCTGACAGAGGGCATTGTAGATGGCCATTCCGCAGAACACGTCTCCTCCTCGAGAATTGATACGGACATCAATATGCTTGTACTGTTCCTGCAGCTCGAGCAGCTCGTTGACCACTCTTGCGCTGTCCACTTCCATCCGTTCACCTACATCTCCATATAAGAGGATGGCGACGGTATCAGGGCCAGGGATAATGTTGAAGAATTTTGTTTTCATACCTCGATTTTCCGACAAATTTAGTTGTGTTTTCTGTACTTTCCAAATGCTGTTTTTATCATAGCGTTTGTGGACATTATCATAGTGTCAATGGGCATTATCATAAAATACGAATTTTGATTTGTCACCTTTTTATACGAAATTTGTAGGAAAATTATAACAAAAAATGGCAAAGACAAACATTGATAAAAAGGATATTGCAAAGTCCCTGTATGTCAACGGAAACTATACGCATGAAGAGATTGCGCAAAAAGTGGAAACAACCAGGCAGACCGTATCCAGATGGATTCGGGAGGGACATTGGGATGAACTGAAGGCATCCTATACCATTACTCCTGCACAGATACTTGCAGGACTGAACAGGCAGATTATCGAGATCAACAATAATATCAATGCCAGGGACGAAGGCAAACGTTTTGCTTCCGTGGCGGAAGCAGACACGCTGTCAAAACTGGCAGCAGCTGTGAAAAAAATCGAGTCGGATATCGGTATATCTGATATCGTTAATGTCGCTATCAAGTTCACGAACTGGCTCCGGCCGTTGGATTTGGATATGGCAAAGAAATTCAATAACCTGTTGGATACATTCTTAAAGGATCAGATGCAATGACGATAGAAGATAAGAAAGCACTCCAACGGTGGGAAGATCATCATAAGGCTCTCGCTTCCGATATTCCTGTTGATGACACGCTGTCAAAACGGGACATTGAATCCATGCGCGTCAAGCTGGAAGCGAACCCGATAAAATGGATTCAGTATTTTTTCCCGAAATACGCCAAATATCCGTTCGCATCATTCCATGAGCGGGCTATTCTCCGCATCATAGAGCATGATGAATGGTACGAGGTGTTATCCTGGAGCCGTGAACTGGCAAAGTCTACTGTGGCTATGTTCGTCCTGATGTATCTCGTCCTGACGAAACGGAAGAAATTCGTGGTTCTGGCATCTGCAACGAAAGATTCAGCAATTCGGCTGCTAGCCCCTTTTAAAATTAATTTCGAGTCTAACCCCCGTATCCGTCAGTTCTATGGCATACAAGTAACTCTTGGAGACTGGACAGAAAGCGAATTCAAATGCCGTTGTGGGGCTAAATTCGTCGCTCTGGGTGCAGGGTCTGCACCACGTGGTGCAAGGAACGAAAGTGTCCGTCCGGATGTCATCTATATGGATGATTATGATACGGACGAAGACTGCAGGAATCCGGACACACTGAAGAAAAAATGGGATTGGTTTGAGGGAGCATTATATCCGACCCGGTCCATCTCTGAACCGACACTGATCTTATGGTGTGGAAATATCATAGCAAAGGATTGCTGCATCAAAAAGGCTGGTGTCAAGGCAAGGCATTGGGATATCGTCAATATCCGTGACAAACATGGAAAGTCCACATGGCCGGAGAAAAATACAGAACAGCAGATTGATACTGTTTTGGGGAATATATCGACAAAGAATGCCCAGGCTGAATATTTCAACAATCCTATTTCTGACGGAGACATATTCAAAAATATTCCGTTCGGTAAAATACCGTCTCTGAAAAAATTCAAATTCCTCATGATTTACGGCGATCCTGCCTACTCTAATACCAAGAAAAAAGCAACCTCTTTCAAGGCGGTATGGCTCATCGGCCGGTATAAGGGCACTTATTATATCATCAAGGGATATCTGGACCGTGTACTCAATTCCGTATTTATCGGCTGGTATTTTGACCTTCTGGAATATGTGGGAGGAAAGACCAATGTCTATATGTACATCGAAAACAATACCTTACAGGATCCTTTCTACCAGCAGGTATTCAAACCCCTGCTGAGAGAGGAATGCAAGAAAAGGAAAAAGGAAATCAGCATCAAGGGGGACAATAGAAAGAAGACGGACAAGGCTACGCGTATCGAAGCGAACCTTGAACCGATAGACCGAAACGGAGCATGGATATTCAACGAGGACGAAGAGAGCAATCCGAATATGCAGGAACTTGTCAACCAGTTGAAACTGTTCGAAATGTCTCTGCCGTATCCTGCCGACGGTCCTGACTGCCTGGAAGGCGGAATAAACAAGCTCAATCACAAGACAGGAGAAATAGAGCCTACTATAACGGTAAGCATGAAAGATATAAACGAAGATAATCCATACAGAATGTAGCTATGTCAAATTTTATTGAAACCAGCGACTATGACGCTTCAATCCATAGGGAAATATTAGATTCTTTGCTCCGGACAGATTCTGCGACATCTGACCCTCAGATTGTAGAAATTTGTGAAGACCGGGCAATCAGTGAGATGAAAGGGTATCTCGACAAGATATATGATGTTGATGCCATTTTTTCTGCAACGGGAAATGACAGGAATGCTCTGATATTGATGTTCGCTCTGGATATCAGTATCTTTCACATTTTCTGCCAGCATAATCCCTACAAAATATCCAAGATAAGACAGGACCGTTACGACCGTGCTGTTGAATGGCTTAAGGGCGTGATGAAAGGTGACATTACCATCGACGGAGCCCCGAAACTGCCGGAGGATACGTTACAACAAAATAGTCGGTGGCAGATATTAGCCGACGAAGTAAGACCTACATTATTATAACAGCAATTATGGAAAAAAATAAAAACAGAATAGTCCAGAAGGGATTTCGCGATAATAATTATAATCAGTCAGATATAGTACTTCAGATGCCAGAACTGTTTCTGTTCAATATGAAGGACTATATGGATTCTATCCGTATGGCACGGGAAATAGATTATTCTTCCCGGGTACGCCTATATGATATGTATGATTCTGCCCAGCTGGACCTGCATTTGTCAGGGGTACTTGCCAAACGGTTACGAGGTGTAACTCGATTTCCGATAGAATTTCAGCGAGACGGAGTTCCGGATGAAAAAATTAATATACAGCTCCAGTCGCCCTGGTTCAAAAAACTTCGGAAAGATATAATTATGGCAGAATTCTGGGGATTTTCGCTCATGCAATTCTACCTGGACGAAAAAGGTAATATATGCTATGATCTCATCGATCGGAAACATTATGACCCAGTCAGGAAAAAGTTATTGAAATATCAGGGAGACCAGGACGGAATGGATATTGACAACTTTGATAATATGCTTTTTGTCGGGGAGCAACGCGAACTAGGAATATTTTCAGAACTCCTCCCAGCCGTATTATATAAGCGAGGGGATATGTCTGATTGGGCAATGTTCTGCAATATTTTCGGTATGCCCATACGCGAATATACCTACGATGCTGGAGACGAGGACGCAAGAATAGAACTTCTTAGATCGGCAAAAGTACAGGGAAATAATGCCGTCTATATCCATCCTGATGGAAGCAACCTTAAACTGATTGAATCCGGTAATAAGACGGGATCATCAGAGCTCTATAAGAGCTTTGCAGATTATTGGGACGGAAAAATATCTATTCGCATCCTCGGAAATACCCTGACTACTGATGCAAAGGATAAGGGCACGCAGGCTTTGGGGACAGTGCATAAAGAAGAAGAGGACAATATGAACGAAGATGACCGGGAAACGATCCTTGATGTCCTAAACTATGAGATGTCAGATATCTTCCAAAATCTGGGATTCAATGTATCAGGAGGTGAGTTTGTTTATGCGAAAAAGGAAAATATGGATCCTTCCTTGCAACTGTCGGTCGTTCAAGGACTGCAAAATATGGGATTGCCAATGGATGATGACTGGTTATACGAAACATTTGCGGTAAAAAAGCCGGATGATTATCAGCAAAAAAAAGCGGATGCAAAAGCACGAAAAGATGCCTTACAGAAGCAGCTGGAAGGAAACATGGATAATACAAATTCAAATGAAAAAAATAATTTGAATGGTGATAAAAAAGCGTTCAAAGATCGTTTGAAGAGTTTTTTCGACATAGCCCCGCAAGACGGGGCGGTAATGGAATAATCGATCATCTCTATTATGGTACGCACTGTGACTGTGGTCATGATCATTTTGCGGATATTGCATCCTCCTTCGAGTTCAGTTCCGACGTTCTGGCTCAGTTCCTGAGAAAGATATATAACGGATTTGACATATCAACGGAATTGGAACCGACCGTATGGAGAGAATTATTGCGGATTATCAACAAGGCAACAGTAGACGGTCTTTCAGCATCTGATGTTCCTCCGACGCATGAGGAGGAATTCTACCAGTCTTTGCTACATTCAAACGAGGTATTCGCAGCATTCAAGACTCATGTCATGGGAACTGATATGGCAGCACAGTTGACTGACAGCAATGGAAAATTAAAACCTTTTGCAATTTGGAAAGAGGATGTTGCGGATATATCCTCTCATCAGACAGGCGCATGGTTGCAGACGGAATATGATACGGCAGTATTAAGGGCACATCAGTCTGCAGACTGGAGAGAATTTGAGCGAAACAAGGATGTCATGCCTAATCTCAGATGGATGCCGACAACCTCTCCAGACCCGGAGAGCACACACCGTCAGTTCTGGACCGAGAAATTGACTCTCCCGGTAGATGATCCGTTTTGGAACGAACATCATCCGGGTGACCGGTGGAACTGCAAATGTTCGCTGGAAGCAACGGATGATCCTAAAAATCGTCCGGATGATCTGAAGCCTGATCCTCCACAGCAAGGACTTGAAAACAATCCGGGCAAAGACGGTCATCTGTTTTCGCAGGAGCATCCGTATTTCCCTTCTGACTGCAAAAATTGCCCGTATAATGTTAATAATGTTCATAAGACAAAGGATTGTTTCAATTGTCCTTTTATCAATGCACAAATAGACAAGGCGAAAAAAGCAAAATAATATGGATGCAAGGAATATCAAAAATATAGTCGAAAAGCTGCAGGATGATGTAGTCAAAGAGGTAAATAATAATTTGCCCCGAAAAGTCGGAGTCGTTGCAGTCAATCAGTTCAAGCAAAACTTTCGAGACAGTGGATTTCTGGATAACGGAAACCATAAATGGCAAGAGACGAAAAGACAACAGGGAAAAGGGACGAATGCAAAATACGGTCCGTTGACGTCATCCCGAAATCATCTGATGTCATCTGTTCTGGCAAAACCGTCTCCGGGGCAGGTAATTATCGAAAATCCTGTACCGTATGCCAATATCCATAATAATGGTGGAAATATTACTACTCATCCGACTATCACTCCAAAGATGCGCAAATATGCCTGGCACATGATCTATTCTTTGGCAGGTATAAAAGGCAAAGGTAAATTACCAAAAGAGTTACCGGAAGAGGCACTGAAATGGAAAGGACTGGCATTGACATCAAAAAGTAAAATCACCGTGCATGCGCATATCCCGAAACGCCAGTTTATAGGAGATTCGGCGGAACTCCAAAAAAAAATAAACAATATGATTAATCAATCTATTGAAAAAATAAAAAATGGAATCACTACTTTATCATCTCATTGATTATATCAAGACTCAGATACCTGAACTGCAGACAGTGGATGAGGATTACGGTCAGTTGGAAGCTCTTGACAATGAAGAGACAGATACTTACCCGGTACTATTTCCGGCATTGCTTATCAATGCCAACGAAACAGAATGGACTTGCCTTCAAGGTAAAAGCCAGAAGGGGGAAACACAACTTGTATTTCGATTATGCCTGGACTGTTATGATGATACTCATGCAGGCAGTGGAACGCTCGAAAAGATATTAGTCCGGCAACAACAGGTCCAGGACCTACACGAAATATTACAGTGTTTCCGTCCGATGGATGACGGGGGACTGATTAGGACACGTTCCAAGTCTTACACCTGGAACCATGGAATTAAAATATATGAATTGTATTATACTATTTCCGTACAGGATATTATCAAGGAAACAGTGACAACTCAGAAGCCGAATTTGAAGATTTCTGCGTCGAAGCTTTAGACCTAATTTTGAAACCGGTGAAAAGAGGTTTTTGGATGGTTTTTCCGTCAACTGTTGCTCCGTCTCTTATCATTTGACGTACGACTTGCATTACACGGCTTTCGGAAACGAAGAATTCCTCTTCACTCAGTTTTTTGATCGTATCGTCAAAACGCATCCTACGGACCTCTGTCCAGTAGTAATAGCGTTCGAACATACGTCTGTCCCTGGCTTCGATAAGAATATGGCTGCGTCCTCTTTTCATATTTCGCAAAGATAACATTTTTAATCAAAAATAAAACACTTTGTAAACACAAAAGATGCAATACCCATTGTAAGGATATTGCATCTTTTTGGAAAGGAATAAAAAATCTACAGCCTACAGAATGATGGCTCTATTCTACGCCAGATATTTTTCTCATCTTTCAGCCAGAAATAATAGTTGATAGCAGTGGCCATCACAATATTGCTTTCGCGGAACAAATCCATGATACGTCCGTATTCTTCACCGAATTTTCCTTCCAACTCGTACAATTTGGATATACTTTTGTAATCTAATTGTCCCTGGCTGTTCCTCTCTAATAGGCTCATCGCAAGTTGATATATCGGATCATCAGACCCTTTGTCACTCTGGGATATATAATTTTCCAAAAAAATCATCAGTTTATCGGCGGCGATATCGGCACGTTCATCAAATTGTTTGACCTTATTACTGCGAACCTCAAGTTTGAAATTATCATCGATAATCGTAAAACTGGATTGTCCATCCTTTCGGAGTTTTCCATATTCGGACATAATATCTCTAAATGTGTTGACATTGTCATCCAGATAGGTTTTGAAGTTCTTTGTTTCTTGCGCCAATATCAATACTTTTTTCATAATATCCGTTCCAAAATCATGGCGTAGTTTTTCGTAACTCTGTCTTTGTTTGAGTTTTTCATCATCTTGTTCTTTTTTCAAAATCTCAAACATTTCTTTTTTTTCTGCTGCTGTCATTTTTGCCAACAACTTTTCTTTGTTCTCATTCATAATTTTCATTTTTAAATTGTTTATAATCCTTTTTTTTCTTTTTTATTTAATATCATCCGGAGACGCAGGGAAACGTTTTCGAGTTCATCAATATCCAGATTTCTGAATTTCTTTCCTGATATCTTTTTGCTGATGCAGAACTTATTGATCATATCCCAGTCTGTCGTGTCAACTCCAATATCTTTCATCAGATTCAATACCAATCTTCTTTTCTGTCGGAGTTCTAAAGATGATGTCAGGTTGATGGATAATCGTTCCATTCCCTTGCAGCATTGGATATATTCGTTCAGGGTCATTTCGCGAAGGTGTTCAGTACGTCCTGATGTTGCCTGACTGACCAGGTCTCTTTTAAGATCGTCACGGTCTCCAATATAAGGCAACGTTCTTAGGAGACTGTAAAAACGAGCAAAGTTGGTTACTTTTTGCATTCTGCTTTTCTCCAAATTATTGTAATATCAGCCTGTACTGCACCTGTTCCTAGACATAATGGACATTGTTTTTCAACACCTTCACCTTTTTCGTTACAACCCAAAAACCAACCATTTCCGTGGCAATAGTTGCATATTTGCGGAGCACCCGTTATTTCTTCATGATCTGTTAAAGAGTCAGGGCTGCTCAATTCTATTATTTGCTTTAATACTCCCATAATTATTATTATTTTTTCTTATCATTACAAGATTTAGATAATCAACTCTTTCAGTTAGAGTCATAGTATATACTCTTTCTCTAATAAGATCAAAGACTAAATTTTGTATTCTTAATCTTTCTTTTTCGTTAACAGAATCATTATCTTTTTTTTCTATTATAGGTAATCTAAGATATTTAAGATTCAATATTTTATATTTTAATTTCATAATTTAAGTATTTTATTTATTCTTTCAATAAGATGCTCTAATGTTTCAGCATCATTATTCAAGCAGAATTTGTCATTATCGGTATTGATATATATTTCTCCAATGGCATTTTGATTTATCTGTCTGATATCCTCTATAGGGATAGCGACTGAATTACCGAATGATAATGGAATGATTATAAAATGTTTATTCATGTCTTTTTCCTTTCTTCTTTATGGATAAATTTGCATATCCGAACATTGATTTTATCATATCCGCGAACATTACAGTTTTTGTTTCAATGACTGTTTTGCCCGGATTTTTTTTGCTTTTGTGGATGACCAGATCGCATTTGAAATCATGTCTGTACCATTCTTCCATAACGACTGCTGCATCTTTTCCATCCAACAGGAGATAATATATATCTCCATTTTCATAATTGATGATATCTTTCATAATTGTTCCTTATTTGTCTCCCCAATAACGTTCTGCACCCTCATTCCAAATTGTATAATTTCCTTTTGGGCCTATGAAACGGCCTTTGGAAAATGCCTTGAATCCTTCGACCCATATTTTCAGAGTGGCGTCATACATGACGCTTTCTGCTGCACTTCCACGGGGTGCACGTCCTTTGGCATGAGAGATGAAAATAAGCAGCTTGTTGCGGTATTGTTCCTTCAGTCTGATATAATCCCGATAACTCATCTGCGTGTATTGGAAGCTGTCGATAACGACGATGTTGAAGCTCTTTCTCCGGTCAAGGCGTTTTTTGAGATCGGTAATGGATTCCGCATTCAAAAGTGAAAAACGTCGTCCGCATTCTTTCATACCCGCCCGGAGCAGGTTCTGCTTCATTGTCAGACTGTCACCCTCTTCTAAAGAATCGTATGCGACACGGTCGAAACGGCATAGTTCCTTGCATAATTGCATGACAAAACTGCTTTTCCCGTTTCCTGAATTGCCCCAGATAAACCATACTCCGTTGCATTCCGGCTCTCCAAAGGCATCATACATCGATCCCTCAAAATGAAACGTATGTTTCTTCTGTCGTAATACTTCTGATACGGTCAGTGCTCTTCCCATGCTTAATCCTCCTTGATTCTTTTCTGGCGGTGTATGGATTTCTTTACCCGTCTAAGATCATATTCACATTCTTCACTTTCCTTGATGATTTTGTCTATATCCGTCCGGTTGTCTATTCCGTTTGCCATGCATATCGAATATATATCTTGTGGAGAGGTCGGTTCGAGTTCGAAATATTTACGTCCGATACGGCTGTAGAATTCCTTGTAACCCGGTTTCTCATATCTAAGACCGTTACGGATGCGGCGTTCGATGTAATCCGTGCTCATGAAGATCACTCCACAACGGTCTTCGAGGACATTATATAGGCTGATGAAATAATGGAATACACTTTCCACTAATTTGTCTGCTTCGTCAAAAATGAGTAATGGAGCATCCATCTGGATAAGATTGGATAGTATCTGTTTCCATAGTTCGCGTATCGTATATCCCTCGCTTCTGATTCCGATCTGACGGGCAATCTGACGAACGAATTCCCCTTTATACATGTCTTCAGAACATAATATGTAGAATACTTCCTTGTGATTTTCTGTAAAAATACGGGCTGTCGTTGTCTTTCCGCATCCTGCTTCGCCGACAATCCAGGTAACATTTTTGTAGTTCTGTGCATCAGTCATGGCATAAGTGATTTCCTGCCAGGCATTGATTTCGACGATATTCCATCCCTTGGAGGATTCTGCAGACATTTTCACCTGTTCTGCAAGTTTTTTCCACATCACATCACTGATATTTTTCCAGTTTCCGTTGAGGATGCTGCTCAGTGTACCTGCACTGATTCCGTTGAGACTTCCGGCTGCCTTGTTCTGGCTAGGATACTTTGCCACATACCTTTTGAGGTTTTCGACAATGTTTTTCTTTTCTAGATTTTCCATAATTTTTAATTTTAATGATTATAATTTTTCGGCTGTTTTCTTTTCATTTATCTTGACCGGACCGTCAACATCTGTCCAGTCGATATTACTGACTTTCTTCTGCATCCTTCCAAGGGACAGTTCGTAAGGGTCTTTGCTGTACAGGTTCGTTCTCCGGTCTATCTGACGCTGTACTTCTTTCCGCACACCCATCAGTTTAGGGGTACGCAGTCCATGCTGTTCCGGTGATACTCCTTCGATATGCTCAATGGCCTTTGCCACTACCTGTCGGTCGATTCGGTTCTGTTCAGTTGCTTTCTGCTGTTCACGTATCCATTTTGCTTCACCTTCCGTCTGATCCTGCAAGGCGCGGTGTACTACCATATATGGTTCGGCGACACGTTCGAAACGGAGGTCTCCGGCTTTGTCTTTACGATACAGGCGCACGGAAGTAAAATCATACGGATCATATTGCACAAAGAATTTTTCATAGGTATGGGTCCGTCTCCATTCCTGGTCAGGGACACCCGGTTTGCTGTATACCTCATAGGTATGTTTTTTACCCTTGACAGTAATGTCAATTCCGGATGCCGTGAAAGTGCTGGGCTTGTCAGTAAATATCCAGAATATATTGATCATTTCTTCCGGGGTTATTTCCGGCGTACCTTCGTTGCAGGATGACTTGTACATTTCAATCCTTGATATGCCTGTTGCAGGATGAGCCATCTCGTTCCATTCCGTACGGGCTTTGAGGTATGCTGCTTTCAGTTCCTGCAAGGTATAGAGACGGTTTTTATTGGCATCAATAAATTCAAGGTCAGGACGGCTGGATGCTTTCTTGGTCGTGATATTCTGTCCCGTGAATCTCCAGTCCTTATGCAGTACCTGCTGTTGGAATCGTCCGAATACTGATTCGATGGTCTTGGAAGAACCGTTATAAGGAGCGGTCGTTCTATACATGGTACATATTTTTTGCAGGAATCCCTTGCTTTTCAGTTTCTTGTGACCGCCCTGGTTGTCAGATACAATTTCGTAAGGTCTGTGACCGCTTACCTGTATGGCCATCCGATAGGACATATATTGGGCTTCATAATCCTCGTTGTCGGCAATACAATATCCCAGAAACACCTCACTGTAAGCGTCTATGACCTCATATACTGACGTTGTACGGACTTTTCCTTGCTCGTCTCTGTAATAGAGGTTCAGTTTCGTTCCGTCTCCGTACCATAAGGTATCTCGTCTTGACGGGAGTTCTGTTTTCATTTTCCGGTCGAATCTATGGTGCGAACTCATCTCTCCGTATACGGCATCATGCCATAATGGTTCTACAGCAGGACTGTTCAACCATATTTTCAGACTTCTGATACTCTTCAGCGGTTTAAGTCCTCTTTTAGGGGCTTCGGAGTTGAAAGTTTCGAATAACTGACTATCGGTATAGACCGGGGTCTTGCTCCGTTTCAAAGCGATCAACCGTCTTGCTGCCAAAGGAGTTATTTTCAAGGTATTCTTGTTACCCAGGCGTCCGTTGATAAGTACCTGGTACTTGTCCTTTTTGTAATTCTTCATTTTTTCCTTCAGTCTCGCCAGGTTTCCGGGGAGTGTATGTCCTGTCATGTCTCTCATCTTTTCGCTTTGCGCAAACAGTATATCCCAGAGATCGCTCCTGCGTCCTGCACCAAGTGCATGACTGTCAGCCTTCAGATCATTCATCCGGGCAATAAGGAGATTGAGCACGGAAGCATTAATGGTATATTCATCGATAAGTTTGATTGATAGATGAGTTTGAACACCGTTCAAATCATATTTATATGCCGAAAAATATTTTCGTGCATCATCATCCATGACAATATCATTCTCCATTTTTTGTTCTGCCATCATCTTTTCCGGGTCTCCATAGATTTCATCGAATTTCATTTTGTAACGGCTTGGAAGGGATTGGTATACATAAAGAGCCTGTCGGTCATAGCATGCACGACGGGCACATAATATATTGTGTCTTCTCATGCAACTTTTTAGTGTGTTCGAATTGATAACTTGTGGTACAAGTTCATCAAAGGTCACGCATAACTGGTTCTTGTAATATTCCATTCTCGTTTATTTTATTCATCCAAGTTTTTTCCGGATATAGTATTCAGACTTACGATGGATGCTAGCATATTGATACCGATAATGATACTTAATACAATATTATGTATATCATTGATGCCGACGGTAAATGCGAAACTTATAACAAACCATATTATTCGTATCTTACTTGATATTGGAAGAGCCTGGAACCAACTCCATTCTTTCCCAAATATTTTTTTTAGATCATCTTTCATAGCAATAATAATTATTTCCCAACTTCACGGCCATCAAATTGACTTACGGCAACATACCTTATTTTTCGAGCGAGAGGTGAATTTTTGTGATAATTCAGAGCCTTGCTCACCATGACACGAGTACAGTTCATACTTTTGGCAATCTTATTCACCTGGCCATATTCGACTACAATTTTCCTGTTCATAACTATTTGTTTTTAGGTCCGATAACTAATGAGATTAAAGCAAATGGTAAGGCGACAATCAGACAGAGTGTCCAGATAGGTACCATTATTATTTTTCCGATAATATTCTTCATAATCATAATTTTTTAGTCAATATTATGTGTTACTTCTTGACGCATTCTATCGATGGTGACAAAGCGTGGACAAAATTCGCAAGCCATGCATCCAATTGGATGGTTTTTGTAGATAGGACAAGGAGTAATATAATCCTTGTTCCTCATTTGATACTTTAGTGTTTCTCTTTTCATAATTTTTAATTTTAATGTTAAAATTCAGTGTTTAAAGTGCAAGCATTGACTATTTTTGTATATTTGTAATCGTTTACATTATAAACATGTGGCAAATATAAGCAAGATATATTGATTATGCAAGAAAAAAGACAAGAAAAATCGCTTATTAAGCAAAATATCTTGCTTTTTATAGCAAGTAAAAGTATTACTCCCTATGAATTTTATAAGAAATCAGGAGTGACTCGTGGTATTTTATCACAAAATAATGGTATAAGCGAGGATAACATAGCGAGATTTCTCGCCCTTTTTCCAGAAGTAAATACAGAATGGTTATTAACTGGAAGAGGAAATATGATAAAAACAGAATCTGTTAGAGAATTTTCATCACCATTAATTTCTGATAATCCTAATATTGGAAAACCTTATTTTGATGTTGATTTTATCGCAGGATTCGATGAAATAATAAATTCGCAAGTAACGATCCCTGCAAATAATATTATTATACAGGGGTTTGACAAGGCTGATTTATGGTGTAATGTATCAGGCCATTCTATGGAGCCAAAGATAAGTCATGGAGATATTATCGCATTGAGAAAATGTACAGTAGAGGATATACAATATGGTGAGATATATGCCGTTGTAATGGATAATATTCGGACTATTAAGATTATTCGAAAATCGGATGACCCTAAAAAACTTCGTTTTATACCTATTAATATAGATAATTATGATGAGACAGAATATCCTGTATCTCGTATTATACATATATATGAGGTAATAGGCAGCATCAGCAAATTCTTTTAAATAAGCAAAAAAATGAGAAAATTAAAAAAATGGAGTGAGCTAACTCCAAAACAAAAGAAAAACGCAAAAATAATTATTTGGATTGCAATTATTATAATTTTAGTTGAAGGCATATCAAGTTTGGATGATCCTGCAGTTCATAAGGCTTATAAAGAGGTTCTGAATGAAAAAAAAGAAAATACTGCAACTGATAATAATTCGGATAAATCAGAAGATCAGGATGATTCAGGAAATGAAGATTATATCGAAGGATTTGATAGTGGAGAAATGGAATATCAATTGAAAAAAGAAGGATATCGCATTGATCATTTAGAATCAGATAATATTTTAGTTAGTTGCCAGCCAAATAATTCTTATGGTCAAAACTTTACCGATCGTATTATGCTTTATTCGGATGCAATAGTAAATGTATCTGCAATTCGTATTGAATCGACAACAGATGGTAGAAATATAGATAAGGATGAGGATGCCAAACAGCATTACTATTGGATAGGATCATATTTGGAAAATTCTTATCATAAGCATATAAATAATTGGATAAAGGCAAATTTTAATAAGAAGCAGGCATCAATGATGTTGGATAAATATACCAGGATAACAATATATGCTTTTGATAAGACAACGAGACGAATGGATATATATAAGGTCAATGATGACAATAAGACATCTCCTATACCCGATGATCAATTGTTTGGATATTAAATAGTTAAAAATGAAGTGAGTCTTTTGATTCACTTCATTTTTTTAGTATCAAAATGTATATGTTATGTTTATTATGTATTCTTATAAGTCATTGATTATCAGCAAAAATAGGTAAAAAAAGCCCTTCTTATATTGATATTTTAGTTTATTTTACCCTATAAAAACATTATTTTTTGCTGTTTTAGATGTTATAAAAGATAGTTTTATAAAGTTATATATATATTTTATAGTTAAAAGTGCACCCCCAAGTGCACCCCCATCTAGAACATTTGGTTTTATATTTTTTGCTTTTGCACCCCCAAGTGCACTCCCAAGTGCACTTCCAACTAATATTTTAACATAAAAATTAGTGTTCAAAGACTTGAAAATAGTGTTTACATTCCCTTTGTACCATAGATTATATTCCTTACCTTTGCAATATTAGAGATCTTTTATAGTTTTTAGTTTTAGGTAAAAATTCTTTATTTGAAGGTTAACAAAAGAAAAAGGCATATATCACTCGATATATGCCTTTTATTTGTTTTATATTTACTTTACTATTTCATTCTATTCCTGGGACATGATATGACCTTACAACGCTTTATAATGGCCTTTTTACCTATTACAGCACCTAAATTGGCATGGTGCAGGTAACTTTTCGTAAAACCTATCTCATCTTCCGTTAATTCGCAGAATATAGCCGAAATACTGCTGCAATAGTAGTCTTTTTGTCTGTTCAATAAATGAACATGTATAATTGATGTCTGTCTTTGTCCCATAATATAGTTTTTTATACGACGCAAATATAGCAAATTATTCCAAATAACAGTAATATGGAATAATATAATAATAGGAAAAGAAGAAAATACTTTTTTATAGATACAAAAAAGATAAAGATAACTTTGTTTTTTACAGCAAATAATCATATTTATATGGTTAATTTTGGGTTTAGTAAAAGTTTTTGGGTTTTAAAAAAGTCTGATGTTACATTTTCTTTGAACACTCTTCAAATATCATTCAATGATGTTATATAGATGTTAGGTCAATGTTACATTTGGTTGTGTCTTATTGTTTTTCCTCTATTTCATTCTAACTTACTGTTATTCTTTATCTTATCTATATTTTCTAAGTCTTTTATTTTTCTACATTTCGTTTTACCCCCCTTACCTATATGGATTGAAGGACCTCACCTTTATCACATCGGAAATTACTATTATCTGATGTGCGCTGAAGGTGGCACCTGCGACTGGCACAGTGAAGTTATTTTCCGTGCAAAAAATCCGATGGGTCCTT